TGAATCAGGCAGTCGTTATCCTTCATATGAAGCGTTGATAAAATTGGCTCGTATATTCCATGTATCTACAGATTATCTCTTAGGAATTACTGATAAGAGGAATGTGGATGTTACAGGTCTTGATGATGAATCCGTGGAACTGGTTTCACAGTTAGTAGATAAATTGAGAAAGTAAGGTGTCCTGATATTGGACATTCCCCAATATTTTGTGGGAAGTGCATTGTGTGCATATCTGAATAGGGTTTTCAGATTTCTGAAAAGGCTTTTTTGATGCTTGTGGTAAATTTACCGTAATCTTGATCCACCTTTACCAAATTTGGTAAACCTTGATTAGTCCATGATGGTCTTTCTAAGTTAGCAAAAGTAAAAAGTTTTTCCTTTTGCAGTTCCGAATTATTCGGCAAGCTAAAATTTTACTGTGGGGATTTTTCTGATTAAGGAAAAATTTTTTCGTTGTCAAGGGGTAACGCGAAAAAAAATCATAAAATTTTTATAAAACCATTAGTTAGTCATGCCTACCAGATTTTTCAAAAAGAGATAAATTCACAAATCTTTATTCAAATTCTCTCCAAAATGCGATAAAAAATTGCACAAAAATAGCACTGTATTTTCTCCGTATTGCACAACGAGTCTATCCTCTCCCTTTGTACATATTGCACAATGGATTCGTACAGAGCAATTTTACGCTCTATCACCCTACATCTGGTCACATTTGACCCCAAAATCGGCTCAAATCACCCCTAAAACGCTCACTTGATTGATAGTCAAGTGAATGTAAGCCAATGAAATTTCGGTTTCTTGTTCTTTAGTACTATGTAAACAGTGTACAATACTTAACTATTATCCACTCTTTTCTGCCTGATGTATCTACAATTCAGATTACTTTAGCACAGTACAGTGTCATATTGCAAATCAGACCGAATTTATTGTTGGATTTGTCAATTTGTCCAGTTTTGATGCGTTTAGCCACTAAACCTAGTGGTCTGTAAAGCAAAATGCGTCTATATATAGTGTGCATATTACCTTGGAAATACCACATATAGACGCTAATTTAACTTCACTTCCGTGAAACATTTATTTAATCTCTACTTCTTTGCTAGGATTATCAACCTTCTGTGAAACATTTTGTGAAACATTTTCACCACTCAAACGCTTCTTTTCAACCTCTACATCACTGACAATATCACTCTTTTCCATAATTGTTTCCTTTGAGATTGCTCCCATTTCCTGCAATGCCTTCAGATTAGCAATCATCTCAGTAGTAGCAACCGGCATACTCACATTATAGATAACATCAACGTCACTCTCTACACTAATGTGCTGCATACTCAGTATCTTCTTAAATCTCTCAAATCTCTCTCTGAATCCAATATTAAGCCACTTCTTAGTCTCATCTGCATTGACCTGAGCCATAGCATACAATATCTGCATAGCTACGGAACTAACATTAGCTATATTGGTACTAGAGCCTAATACACTAGGAATACAACTAATATCATTGAGCATCTGTTTAAGGTTATCCAAATAAAGCTTAATCGTATTATAATCCATAGACGCACTGACTACCTTATAGTCTCCTGCATCCAAATTTAGTACATAGCCCACCGCATCAGCCGGAATTGAACTCTCTATTCTCTGTCCGATAGCTACATTCATAGGATTGAGTGAATTAACATATATAGCATCACCCATCTTGCTCATAATGTCCTCTAACTCGTCAAGTATAGGTTTAATGTCCGTAAGCATACTCACACCATAATTATAGTCCTCATCACTGAAATTATGATAGTGGATTGGCAGACCAATAGCCATAGTAGTAGATACTAAATGCTCATCTGCACCCTCATTACTCCAACGCTCAACATATGTAGGATAATATACATTCCAATAAGTGATACTAGAGAATACATCAGTCCATGTTTCAATGAAAGCCAGATACTCACCCAACTCATCATACACAGGATAACTGCAAGCACTATCAAGCACCTTACTCTTAATCACTCCATTATCAATATACACAACCTCATATGCGTCACCAAACTTATTTACTCTGTCAAGTATCTGATAGTCAACTGTCTCGTACTGACCAAGCCTATAAATATCATTGAATGTATTAACTGTCTCATTATCCTTTGAGCTTAATGAAACCTTCTTTCCAAGCAGAAATGTATCATGGAATCGTAGCACTGTCTTAGCATAATTCAATATAGTCTTACGTGTCTTTAGCACCTTGCCCTTGTAATAGCAATCTTCTCTGCCTAATACTTTGTGTCGTCCTGCAAGATAATCCATATTTGCTACAACACCTGCAATTCTAGCCACATGATTCTTCTGATTAACTTCTTCCATGAACCAAGTAGCAGAACCATCATACTGCTTATCTATATATTCTTGTATTGTCATATTTCTTCCTTTCTATTTACTGTTACAATAGGGAAAATAGACAATAAAAAAAGCTAGGCATATAAATCTATACCTAACGTCATTAAAGTCCTAAATTCCCTATTCTGTTAATAATTATTCTGATTAAAATGGATACCAGAACCCACTCTTCATGCCCTGAATACAGAGCCAAAATGCTGACACTAAATCATCATGACAGCCGACAACCGCATTAAATGAACCATTCTCTTCTGCAACAAATGTTTTCATTTCCTCTAAAAGATTATTGCTCATAATACGCACCATACCCTTATCGAACCACTCTCTAGCATCATTGACTGCAATGCTCTTTGTTTTATTATTGGTATCGAAACCGACCTTCCATATAGCACGATTATATTCATCATAGGTCTTGTATTTAACCATGTTCATATACTTATGCTCATATCTCAATCTCTCAATAACAGAGTGACCGCCTGATGCTTTCTCAACACAGAGCAAAGCTTTATTATAGAAGCGTCCGACTGCATTACATATATCTGCATAGAGATATGGCTGTACCTTATTATTATGGAACTCCGCTACTTGCTCGCCATCCTTATCCATTACAAACATAGTAGAATAGTCATGTTTACCGCCAAGACCTTCCGATACATCCACACCTATGTAATATTTCATGCCGGCTCTTGGCACTTTATATATATCAAGTGATTTATTCTGCACATAAGTCCTAAGTATCTGTGGCAGACCAACTATCTTATCTACTTTTAACGGCATAATTTTACGCTCTACTAATGCCTGTTGTAATTTAATGACCTTATTGTTATCAAATACAGATGAACCTGTAGCAAGAAATGATTCTTCCGGTGTACTTGGATATTCCACATGAAATGCGTCCAATCCACTAATAGAAATCTTATCTCTTCTCCACACCGCTTGTTCTGGTGTCATACCTAACTTAGCAAGTGCTTTTTCTTCATCATCATATTCATCCTCAGTAAGCATCTTACCTTCATGTTGTGCCTTATATAATTTCACTGATTCATCGTACTGTGACTTAAATAATGAACGTCCATTTATCCAATTAAAAAAGAATGGTTTAAACGCATTCTCCCCATTCCTTGCTTGTAAAAATAAATTTGAATATTCATTATAGCCATTTGATGTTGACTCAATTATGACTGTAGATGATGATGTAACCGCCTGCATAATAGATTTTAACTGTCTCTGTTGGTCTTTCCAAAAAGCAAACTCTGATAAATGCACTATTCCACCAGAGTACGTGCTGCCACGTCCACAATCCTTGTTACCTGCTGTCATACACACAATAGAAGAACCATTCTCAAATGTAAGTGCCTGTCTATTATTCTGTATCAATTTAGGTCTTACCCAATCGGGTAATGAATAGAACTGTTGCTTTAATTTATCAAACACGGCATTGGTACTGGACTGATTATGTGATATAAGCACACAGTTAGTATTTGGATTTACCACACATGCCCTAATACTGAGGGCTACTGTTACTACAGAAATTCCCAACTGTCTTGACTTGCTTATGATATTCTGATGAGCCAAATTCTCAACAAGTTTTCTCTGTTCATCAGTCAAGATAAAAGGAACAATATTTCCATCCTTATCAGCAATCTTAATAAAGGTTTCTATCCATGCAATCTTGTTTTCGTCTTTCCATAGCCAATTTAATTTCTTGGCAGTATCTAAACTAATCTGCATTGATATTCACCCCCTGTAAGAGTTTATCAATTTCACTCTCCGTAGATTTATCAACCGACATTTTGTCAAGTAGCTTATCCATTTCATCAACATACTTTGCACTGTTCACGTCACCCGACAATGCTTTCTTATTCATCTCTTGATAACGCTTCATAAAGTTATAACGCTTCATATGTTGCATGTAGATAATCATGCCCTTTTGGACATCATCACGAATCAGCCAGTTCTGTTCACAAAACTCCTGTGTTTTATTCTTCCCGGCATTTTCGCCCTGCTGCTTAAAGTTTGCATCATAATTACATAACTCATCCCATGAGCATCTTGTCTCCGGATCTTGATAGTACCAACACAAATACATAGCAAGGTACGGCTTCATGACCTCAGACAATTTCTGCATAAGTGTTTTATCTTTTAATTTAGCCATGATATACCTCTCTTTCCTTAAGCATCAAGCAAATATCCTTTATATCTATTTGTGTCTTTGCATATGTCAACTGACGCTTCAAATCTTCAACCTCATCTTTTAATCTTTTGTTCTCTGCAATTAAATCTTTCTTTCTCATTTTATGTCCTCACTTTCTAAGTTAATCTGTTCCACATAAGAGTGGAAATCCACTATCCAATTTTGGACAATCAAAAAGGATGCCGGCATTACCGACACCCCAACTGGTTACGCTACCACATCAGATGCAGTAGGCATTTCTAATATTTCTTCAACTGTATAGCCGTTTTCGATAGCATCAATCTCGCCCCAAATATCTTCATCTGAGTTCCCATCTTGGGAATCCTCATTAAGATAATCGAACTGCTCAAAGATAAGTGTGTCTCTAATCTGGGACTGTAAATTCTTAACATAATCCTTGTCAGATGATGACATATATTCCTGTGACTGCTTCTTATCTATCTCATCAATAACGGTCTTATTCTTATTGGTTACATATTTGTACACCTTGCGGATAGTATCTTCATCATATGAATCTCCATATCCTTCACAGATACGATTATAAATCTGAGCCAATCGTCTGTTATTATCTGCCTGTTCCTTATTCTTTTTGGTTCTGACAATTCTATGCTTATATCCCATCTTATCCTCAAAGTCAGATGCATACATTTCACATAAATCTTTGTCCTCATAACGACTGTAGCAGTTGGTAATCTGTCTTAAAGAATCATCCTCTTTAATCTTGTCGTTACTTCTATAAATGTATATCATCTTCATCTCGTCCTCTAAGACCACATTGTATCTCTGACAAGTTCGCCCGGATATTCCGGCAAGACCACCAACATAATCCTGTGTCATGTGACCAATCTTACCTTGAAGATTAGGCATACCATCCTTACATTTCATATTGGCAGACCAATCAAATGAACTGACAAGAGCCACATAATATTTCAGTATGGATATTTTCTTCTTCATATCTGCATCATGTGTCAGAATCCTCTCAACCTCATCAGATGATACCATGACAAAATGCTGTCCTTCCTTTGAAGTATCAAAGTATAAATTCTTTATATCCAATACAAACTCAATTCCTTTACCAAATGACTGCACTATCTTAATCCTGTCCACGGCATCAAGTTCATATATTCCACGCTGCAATGCATCCGTAAATGCTTTAGGATATTTCTCACTTACACCAACAAGTGTATAAGCCATTCTGTTGATAGATACACAGTCCTCTGTAATCTCCAATGACTTCAAGAAGATATTCTCATCCATCATCTTTCTCAATGCTATGTATGCAAGCACTCCATCAGGTGTTAATGTGTTTCCTGTAACCAAATTTTCTTCTAAAAATAATCTCATTTTTTATGCTCCTTTTTATGTGTTTTTCTAGGGCGACAACTATGCCCCTTTTATGTGTATGGTTGTCCAAATCTACTGACAACAGGACAGATAAAATGGCATCATCTGTGACACATATTATTAGTAGATAAGGAATTAGTAGTAGATAAGTGATAGGACTCGTTTGCACGAGTTCCCATCTCTGGTTTTATTATTTTGTTTTCTTAATCTTGTCTAAAATTCCATCTGCATATTCAAATACAAATACACTTCTCTTTCCATCTGAATCTGTTTTGTCGGGTTTAATATCAACCACCTTAAATCCATCCTTTAATAACTCTCTTGCCTTATTAGCAGTAAAGATAATAATTGTGTTCTTTTCCATTTGTAATATTCTCCTTTTGAATTTTCTTTTTTCTGTTGGTGCGTACCTTCTGGTACGAGTTCATAATCATAAGTTCTTCATCTGATAAATTGTCCTCTGTGGACAACTGCATTTCTAATAAATATTCGTTCATCTTTCTGTGTCCTTTCTTTTGGGAGGATTAGACTTTTTCTCCATTTGGAGAAGAAGTCTAAAAAATATTAACTATGCAAAAATTTAAGGAGTATTATGGAAAATACTCTACCTAAATAGATAGCTAATTCATCTGCTCAGTAATAGAGTCAATAGCTCTTTCTATATTATTCTCCACTTTGAATAAGAATACTGAGCGTTGCTTGTTCTTCTTGTCTGCCTTGACGTGGGTTATTCTGTACCCACGTCTCAGCAATTCATTGGCTACATATCCACTGAATATATAGCACTCTGTTTTATGTTCATTTGAATAATTCATTACATCACCTGTTCTGAAACTGCTACTGCATATTTACTTGTCATGGCATAAGAAAAAGGATTGTCACAAATAGATTTAATACTACTTGGAAATCCTTGTATGTTTACGATATTATCTTTATATATGCCATTACGATAGAAGTCCACTTCTGGTAGCTTAATTTCTATATCAGTGTTCCACCATAAGATTTCGTTCACTGCTTCAAGGTCTATGTCAGTGCATAACTTTTTATCTTCTACCCAAATCTTGCTACGACCTTTTACTAAGCCTAGCTCTCTTTTAAATTTGTTAAAATCTTCCTTTGTATGACTGCGCTCAAACTCTAATAATTCCGGCAGATCAAGTACCTCATTTATCCAATACTCATGTATGCCAACCCATCTCTTATCTGTGTAAAAGCCAGCGTCACTTGAATCTATTGCTATGAGCAACATCATTAATTCATCTGTTAATTTTTCTTTTGGTAAATCATATAAAGACCATAGAAGTAATACAGTTGACAAATTATACTTCTTGCAGTATTTCTCTCTGTAAATGTTCTGTACTCTGTTTAAATTGATTGCTTGTGGATTTATTTCTTCGTGATATGTAAACTGTGTAAGATGATTGTCGAAACATTTTCCCTGTGCTTTAGCAAAGTCTACACCAATCTGTTCATTATCTGTATCAGCGATTTTATAATAGCAGTCAAGTTTCTGCTTATCTTTTTCATGCACCTTATTGTCATTAAATATAAATGCACTTTCAATGTTCCAACCTTTAATCTGTTTTAAGATAGCGCATGATAAAAGTGAATCCAAATCGTCTGTTAATGTAAGACCAAATTTATCTGTGCCATCAATCCATTCGTTTCCTTTTAATAATTTCTGTCTATATTCTTCCTTCATTCTGTTTACCACAGTGAGATAACTCACCATGATAAAAGAAGAAGGTGTAATAACTAAATGTCATATAAGTTATCTCACCTTTCCTTTCTACCTGTTTTTGGTTACTGCGTTTATTTATACTGGTTATCGTTTTCCAGTTTCTTTGTGATTTTTTCGCACAGATTTGTGCGTAAGATTATTTATGATTTTCATAGAACTCCATAACCTTATTGTATAGGTCTGGATATAAATTGATTTGTTCCTTTTCCCAACGACATATTGTGCTCTTATTACATTCCGCAAATGACGCAACTACTTGTTGAGAAATTTCTTTGTATCTTCGCCAAATGCGAAACTCTTTTCCTGTCATTGTTGCACCTTCTATTCCTTTTGTTCCTTATAAATTATGATCTGACAAGTCGAACCAAGCCCAGTCGCAAATCTCCTCTGGTATGAACTCGTCCCCATCTAACCATGCCTGTGCAAGTTCTTCTGCATACTCATAAGCGTTCTCTTCTACAGTGTCCCAATCAATGAGAAGTTCCACATCTATCTCTTCTCCGAACATTGCCAAAACCTCTACTTCTTCTTCGGCACGTTCTCTTTCTTCACGGTATGCTTGCGTGTATGGATTAGAATATCCATCTAATGACTGATACCGACAACCTTCATCAGCAAGTCCCCACTCTTCAATCATATCGTCTACAGAAGAGTGAGCATCTATGATACTGTTGAATCGGTCTAATCCCCATCCACCACCGTCATAGGATTGTCCACCTGCTACTCTGTATGCACCAAGAAATGATGCGTTTTGTGCTACTGATTTGACTGACTTACCACCAAAAATTCTGCTGAATAATCCCATTACTCATCATCCGACTTCTTTTTCCTAGAGGTCTGATTACATCGTGGCTCATGTGGCAGTGGCTTTCCAAGACCGTAGACACAGTTCAGATAAGCTTCATATGTTTCTTCGCTTGGCACTTCTTTATTCTGTTCAATATAAATGATGTACCTCTTAGATACATTACACCAATCAGCCACTTGCACTAATGTCTTGCCCGACCTCATTCTTAATCTTTGTAATACTGTTCCGTCTAACATTTGTCTTGTCCTTCCTTAAAAGGGCAGTGTCCTAAATGGACACCACCCCACTAAGTCAAATTATTTTCCTACTTTCTCACGAATAACAACGATTGCTGACTCATCAATCACACCGATTGCATAAGCATCTGAGCAGTAGATTGTATTAAGTCTCTTAGAAGCGTCACGAGCAACCTCAGAGAATGGAGTCTCTTTTGGAATAATGCCAAGAGCATCAGTTTTGATGATAAACATTACTGGCTTGCTTGCTTCTACACATCTGTCAGAGAGGTATACGTTGATTCCAAGGAATGAACCAATGCAATCACCACGAACGATACCATTGCCTGCCTGTGCAGTTGTTGATGTTGATTTCACGAATAACTCCATGTTGTAGAAGCTCTTAGCAAATGCTGAGTGTGCTACGATACCTGCTCCTGCAAAGTCCTCAACATTTCTGTCGTCACCAAACAGACCAAGAGCGTCAAGTAACTCATCCTGTGTAATCACACCGCTTGTAGCTACTGTTGCCTTGAATGGAGCTTTAAGTGCTTCTGTGATAGCATCAGCATCCATCTTTCTTGCGATGGCAGTAGATTGATTTTTCGAAGCGTTCTCAATAGAGTTGAACATCTCAACTTCGGAATCGAAATCATAGATGTCATATGCAGGTGCTGCGATTGCTTTGATTGTAAAGCTCTTTGTCTTTGTCTTAAGATTTGTTGCTGACATAGCAGTACCAGGAGTCCAATCAGTTGCGTCTCCATCATATACGATTGAAGGTACAGTAAGTGTCTCGCCCGGCTTACCCTGTAAGTCACCAAGTACCTTTGCCATATTTGCTACGTGGCACTTTCCTGCAATTTTTTCCTGAACAAGTGCTGAGTACACTTCCGGAATAATCATGTTTTTATTTACTGCGCTAGTTGTTGTATTGTTAATTGTTGCCATATAAATTCACCTTATTAACCTTTCATGTTTTGCTTAATTTCTGTTACATCATTTTTGATAGTTTCGAGATCAGATTTGTATGTATTTAATACGTTTACAAATTCTGAATTAGTGTTTGTCAACTGTTCATTGACCGCCTGTGCTTTGCCAAGATACTCATAGAGCTTGTCCTCTCGCTCTTTGTTCTGGTCTTGCTGACTCATCCAGATCTTCCAGATGAACCAACCCAAGAAAAGAACACACACGATAGGAAAGCCAAGCGTACTTATGGCAGTTTGGATTGTGTTTACATCCATTTGTCAGTCCTTTCCGCACAATAAAAAAAGAACTGCTTAACAGTTCCTATTTACTAAGTGCTTTATAAAGTTCATTATTCTCCTGAAAAAGTTTTGCTCTTTCAGAGTAGGACATTTTGGCGAAATCGGCTTTGGTGATTCTTTTGTTGGTAGCGTGATTGCCACTGGGATTTGATACTTGTCCGAGAAAGTAGTTGCTGAGTGTGTCACCTACCTTATCTATTGAGCCATCAATATCCTCACCAACATTAAGATACTGTGCCAGTTCGCTAGGAAGTCCTTTAGCTTTAAGTTTGTCGGCAATCGTCATTGCTCTTTCCTTATTGGCTACTTCCTTTTCCTTTGCTTCAAGATTAGCTATACGCTGTTCTAAAGCAAGTTCAGAATCAGATTTCTGCTTTGGCTTGTACTGTGCTAATTCATCATTGACAGTTTTAAGTTCCGAACTGTACTTTGTTCTGACCTTATCTGTTTCCGACTGGATGATTTTCTGTACTGCTTCAATCTGCTCCTGTGTTAATCCTTCAATATTAAGTTCCATTAAATTGCTCCTTCCTGTGTTGCTCTATCATGCCCTCACTGAGTTCATGTTTACGCCCCACAATACATTGTGTGTTTGTTATATATGTAAATTGGTGAACCGAAAGTTTCGGATGACCAAATCTACGCAACTTTGTTTCATCAAAAAAGGAACATACCGAAGTATGCTCCTAAAATATTTCAATATTCTATTTACTATACATAATAAGAAAAATGGGCATAGTGCCTTGAAAGCCTTATAAATCAAGAGTTGTAGGGCTTTTATAAAACTCGACAAATTAATTTCTAATTTTATTTCTACATTTAAGGAAATCAAATTATTTGTGAAAACGTGCCCAAAAACCTTATGAATCAATGGCTTTCAGAGTTTTAAGAAACTTCACACATTGAGGTTTCTTCTTTTCTACATTTAAGAGAATCGAATATTTTGTAAAAAATGTGTCAGAAAGCCTTACAAAATAAGGACTTTTACGAAACAACCTAACTAAGAAAAATCATGTTTCTTTCTACATTTAAGGAAAATGAATTTTTTATAAAAAATGTACCTAAAACCATTGATATATAATGATTTTGAAGATTTTCTATTTATCGACAAAATCGCCTTTCTTCTATACATTTAAGAAAAACATATTTTTTGAAAATGTACTTTGAAAACCTTATATATTAAGGGTTTTCGGAGTTGTATTTTTTCATTAAAATTTCATTTCTCATTCACATTGTTTTCCATATATGATATATACGTACACAAAAATGCTATTTTATCCTTATAATCCATAGGAGATATAAGGATTTGGCTATGTCTTAATGTCCATTTCTATTTTATGACGATTTCTCCTCATAAGATTTTTTCTTCTCTCCATATTACACCCATTGTAATGACCTCGGAATGCCTTATTTTACAAGGGTTTAGGGAATTTAATTCGGTAATAATTACACCATTTTTTATGCAGTTATTTCCCTCCATATTACACCCATTAAGTCAAACGCTGAAAGCCTTGAAAAACCTAAGAAAATCAAGGATTCTGAGAGAGTTACTAAGTAATAATCGTGCATAGTTGCCGAATATTTTTGTGCATAATATGTTGTTCTCCATATAGCCACAAATGAAAACCCATGAAAAGTGGACTATCCATATAATCGTAGTCCATTGAGAGTGGATTATTTGCTAAATCGACATTCAGAAAACTACCCTCTCCATAGTAATTTAAAATTCTTCCATAAACAGCGGATGAAAATGACAATTATTTGCCAGTTCTCCATATAGCCACAAAACTTGTTCCATAATTTATAGAAGAAATGGATTTTCACATTCCAATATTTATGGAAGATTTGATATGTCTACATTACCAATATCTATTTATCCATTCTTTGCGGAATCCTTCTTTAAAGCACCATTTATTCGTAAAATCCTTTAGATATTTCGACACAGACGCTTTTATATTAAAATGTTCTTTTATAATCTTCCCTTTGAACATTCCTTTCTGCATCTCCTGCTCAGGAATATACTGACGCTCTAAAGTAATACCACTCATAATTTTTATCTTTAAATCTTCTTCCTTATCATCTGTATTTCTGAGATAACGATTAACTATATCTTCATAATGTCGCATTATATATTCTGTTTCAACTTTGGAAATATGCTGACGTTCCATCTCTCCTATAAGTTCTTTCATTATTTCATCATGTGTTATTGTCTTCATATTGTGTCCTTTCTAATTTTATTTTTGTTCTCCTCTACATAATAAGAAAAACGGACGTGGTTGTTGTAACCCTAGTGAAATCAAGGGCTACACGACTTTTAGCTTTTTCGGATTTATACTTATTACTATACATTTAAGGAAATCAAATTTTTTGTGAAAATGTGCCAAAGAGCCTTATAAATCAAGGATTTTCGGACTTGCTTGCTTCGAACATTTTTGTGTTTCTCTTCTATACATTTAAAGAAAACGAATTTTTATTCCAACATCCCCATAATCACCTGATATATAAGTCAAAAATGGGGATGTGGCTTTTTCGGAAAAATTCAGTTTCTACTCAGTTATTTCCAAATCTTTACTTGCCGTTACACCATTGACTGTAACCTTGACAGTGAGTATCTGTCCAAGATAATCATAAGCTCCATCAGTTAGCTTAAGCTTCTTTGTATTAACGGCTGAGCCATTTGCCCAAACAACGGCTGAGTTATTTGTCAAATCAGTTGAGCCAACTGCACAAGTCCATGTAAAGTCATTGGCTGAAAGTTCAGTGACTAAACTATCTGTTATGTCCTGTCCATCCTTGTCTGCAAATCTACAGGTCATTGTCTTATATGTACCATTAACCTTAATTGTATAAGATGATGTTGTAAGGCTAAGTGTATATGCCGGTGCTGATGTATTTGCAATGGTCATGGTTGTAGTGCATGAAGCTCCGTATGCCGTAGCCGTTATATCAACTGAACCCTCTTTGAGCATAGTCATAAGACCATTCTCGTCAACTGTAGCTACATCATTGGCTGAGCTTTGATAAGTAATAGTCGGATTGACTATTACTGAATCATTATTTGTCACGGAATAAGTCAACTGATATGTGTTGTTCTTCTTCATATCAAATGAGCTTACACCAGTATATTCAATCTTATAGTTGTCAATCGGTGCTTGCGTCTGCTCCAAATACAGATAGAACAGATTATTATTCTTAAAGGTGTTCCCAACCTTGTAATAGTTGCCAAATCCCTTAAAAGAGTCGTTCACCTTTATATTCTCCACTGCACTGTTATAACCTGTGTACAACGCTACTGCACCATTCAACTGTGTAATAGTTCCATGAGCCACAGTCCACTTGTCAGATACAACAACAAATGGAATACTGGCAGTACCCTTATCTGTTTTAACCTTATAGGTCATATCACTTTTAACTGCAATGGATGTAAAATATATATCACTCTCGATTCCATCTTGAGAAGTTACAATATAATTTTCTCCATTCAATACAAAGATTGTTCCAATATGAATAGGTGTACTCTGAGCGTAAAAGAATCTTACTTTGCCCTGTGGTGTGGTGCTTCTCTGATTCCTACGGAAGAATACATCATACTTGGTATCTGAATTGAAGAAATCTGCAACTGTGATTTTTTCTCTATTCATGGTCATATCAAATTGCTTCTGTGTACGACCAAATACATTCGCATAATTCATGTATCTCTCCTTTCCAAAACAAAACAATAATAAATCCAAAGAATAACATCTCGTTGAAAACGAGTGGTATCACTTGTCTATTATTAACTCTTATCTACTACTAATATGTGTCACAACTACCCCACTTTTATCCCTATCGTTGTCACGATATTTGGACAACAGTAGGGATTTATTGGGGTTGTTGTCACCCTAGAAATTAACTTGCTTTTTTGATTAGTTTGCTGTCGTCAAACCATTTCAAGTTACCATTGTTATCTAATGGCAGTTCTATCTTTGAGCCATCATCAAATTCAATCACCTGTGTTACTCTGCCGTTATCTGCCTTAATCCATTTCTTCATTATGATATTCCCCTTCTACATCCTAATCTGTGCTTCTTTCTTCTTCATGTTATCTAGTGGATTGAATTTTTCAAAATCCATTTGTAAGTCTTGCCCGAACATTTGCAGATATTCATTTGTCACGGCTATATTACTGTGTCCAAGTATGGTCTTAAGTCTCATAATATCTCCATGATTGAGCAACCATAAACGTGAGAACGAATGACGGAAAGCATGAATTGAGGTAACATTGACACCACGTTTAATATTGTAGCGATACACCAATGTCTGCCATGTTCTGTTACTTGCCTGTCCACCATAATTATTACAAAAGAGATAATCGTCCGGCTCTCCACCACGTACAATCAAATACTCTTGTAGGATTTCTGCTAGGCTTGCGCTAAGTGGGATAATCTGCTGTTTGCGGTTCTTTGTCTTACGCAAAGTAATTAGTCCGTCATTAAAGTTTAAATCCTTAATATGGACGTTTAAAGCCGTACTGAGACGATTTCCTGTGGCTATCATGTAATTCTCAAACACCCATGTCTTATATTCTGTAAAAGAACAAGTATTTGTGTTTGGCTTAACCAGTAGCTTCTCTAAGTCCTCGTCTGAATAGATTTCCTTGATAGCTTTCTGTGCTTTGGGAAGATGGATTTTAAATGTAGCCATGTAATTACATTCCATACAGTAGTACAGAAACGCTCTTACTGACCGCAGATAAGATACAACGGACACGTCATTAACATGATGTTCTGTCTTAAGCATATCAGTAAATCCATCGACTGTATTAATAGTTACTGAAACGATATTACCGCCATTACAATAATCAATGAATGGCTTGATTTTAGTATTGTAGGATTGGATTGTTGCATCAGATAAGTTTTTAACTCTACACTTACGAATAAATAAATCATAAGCGTCTGCAACTTTAAGAACTTTTTGATGATTCATTTGAATCTGTTGTGACATATAACAACCTCGCTTTCTGTGTGCTTAACTTACACTTTCTTGGCGAAATAGTTATACGCAATAAAATCAGTATCAAGTAGTATGAATACTGAGAAATGAGACATCGGGGATTCGAACCCCGGACAACTTGATTAAAAGTCAAGTGCTCTACCACCTGAGCTAATATCCCATAATAAATTAAAATGCCCAGTTCCGGAATCGAACCAGAGACACACGGATTTTCAGTCCGTTGCTCTACCAACTGAGCTAACTGGGCACAATGCTTACGCATCGAGTTGCGGGAATAGGATTTGAACCTATGACCTCCGGGTTATGAGCCCGGCGAGCTTCCAGACTGCTCCATCCCGCGATAGTATTTAGTTACTCTATAAAGAGTAATGGGCAGAGATGGATTCGAACCATCGAAGCAAGTTGCAGCAGATTTACAGTC